GGTGCGGCGTTTGCAGAATTTAATCGTTACCTTCATGTGTGCGACCCCTTTGAGATACCTCGTGGTTGGCCTCGCTTTCGTGCTGCTGACTACGGCTTTAGTAGCCCCTCTTGTGTTCTTTGGGGTGCTGTGGATCATGATGGTAATATATGGATTTATCGGGAACTGTATGCTAAGAGGCTTACGGCGGATGCTCTGGCCGATGCTATTTATGAAGCAGAAGCTATGGACCCCTCGATGTACACCGCAGTCCTTGACAAATCATGCTGGAACAAAGTAGCAGGCGCACCTTCTGTTGCTCAAACTATGATTACAAAAGGAATCCGTTGGCTCCCTTCTAACTCGGATAGGATCGCAGGTAAGCTTGAAGTACACAAACGATTACAATGCAACCCAGAAACTGGCGAACCACGTATTAAAATCTTCTCAACGTGTACTAATCTTGTACGAACGCTACCAGCAATCCCCTTATCTAAAACTAACAGCGAAGACGTCGATACTAAATCTGAAGATCACGCCTATGACGCATTAAGGTACATGTGCATGACACGGCAAATTAACAACATTAATTACAATTCATGGGCACATAGAGTAAGGGATACTATGCCCGAGCCTCGTGATATTGTGTTTGGATATTAGTGATGGCTAAAAGAAAAGGCATAACCCCGGATGTTTCTAAAAAATCTGTTCTTCCTCCAACAACAGAGCCGGAACCAAGTTTAGCTAAACAAGCGCGGGAGTTTTTAGAAAGCAAGGGTAAAAAAGTATCTGAAGAAATTGCTGAAGAAACTGTAACTGCTCGTGAAGCAATTGACATGATTCTTAAAGAAAGTCGAGAAAGAACCTCGACTGCTGCTACAAAAGCAGAACAGAAGGCACTTGAAAAACTAGCAGGCAAACCTTTTAAAGAGATTCCACAGCAGCTTGTTGAAGCTTTTATGAAAAATCGTGGAAAATTACTTAAAGGTGCTTTACCTGTTCTTGCGGGCGGTGCTGCTGGTTTTGCGGCTAAAGGCGCAGAAGCACTTGAATATGTAATGAAGCCAACACCTGTTGGTTTATCCCCAGAAAATATTGGTTTAGGTGAAGCACGACAATTACGGGATTTAGCTGTTCAGCTTCAGAATGAGGCTGGCGATATTGATCGAGAAAAACTAGACGAGTTGATTAAAGGAGGTGATCCAACGGCACAGCGGTTGCAAATGTATCGTAGTGAATCTCCTCTTCGTACTGTTCAAGATTACGAAGAACTTGTAGCACAACGAGAAGCGCCGTTGAAACAGGGAGCGGCCATGCAAGAAGACCTACAACGTAGCATGGCGTTTAAAAACCAGATGCAAAAGCTGATGGAACAACGACAACAACAAAGATAAGGAACACTACAATGGAATTTAATGACAAAATGAAGATTATGCAGGGTGATCTAAATCCTGCCGCAGAAAGCAAGCTTATGCGTGGCAAGATGGAAGACTTTGCTGGCATGGTTAAGCGCGAAGGTCCATACGAAGTTATGGCACCAAAGAAGCAAATGCACCCAACAGTTCAGTCTGAATTTATGCGGATGGCAGACGAGAAAGACTACTAAGTTTTACTATGGCATTCCTCGAAACTGATGAAAAGGACATCAACGGCAAGAATACAGACCTTGCTATTGATGTCCGTGTGTCCGAAGAAGCAAGTTCAACTATGTTGAGCGGGCTTGTTGGTCATGTTCGTGCAAAATTTAAAGATGCAGAAGACGGTCGCTATTCTGATGAACAACGGTGGCTAAAAGCTTATAAAAACTATCGAGGACTGTCAAACAATCAGAATAATGATAGCCTACGTGAGAGCGAACGCTCTCGTGTGTTTATTAAGATTACCAAGGTAAAGGTTCTTGCAGCCGTAGGACAAATTAGCGATATTCTTTTTGCTAATAAAAAGTTTCCTATTGTTGTTGAGTCAACACCAAATCCTGAAGGCATTCCTGAATTTGCACATCTAAAGTTGCCACAAGAGCAACAGATTGAAAGCCCTTTTGGTTTTCCTGAAGATGGCATGGAACTTCTTCCCGGTGCAACATCAGCAACTGCTCTTATGGCAGGAAGTAATCCTGTAACTCGTAATCTTGGCCCTGAATACGACAGCGACAATCTTGTTCCCGGCCCCGGCAAAATGGGCCAGCCACAGATTAAGCCCGCTGATCTTGCAGCAGCCAACATGGAAAAGACAATCCATGATCAGCTACTTGATACGGATGCTGTAAAGAAGCTACGCAAATCTATTTTTGAGTGTTGTTTGCTGGGCACAGGTATTGTCAAGGGACCATTTACATACGAAAAAACTATTCCCCGCTGGAGTTATGGTGAAGTCGGGCGAACCTACAAGCCTATCTACAAAAGCAAGCCTTCTATTTCACACATTTCTTGTTGGAATTTTTACCCTGATCCTAACGCCACAACAGTTGATGAAGCTGAGTATGCCATTGAACGTCACAAACTAAACAGGCAACAGCTTCGTAAACTTAAAGATGAACCTTATTTTAATCATGAAGTTATTGAAGAACTCCTTGGAGATGGCCCTAACTATGAGGAAAAGTATTTTGAAAATCAACTTCAGTCAGATCAAAATGATCCTATTTATTCTGAGTCTCGTTATGAAGTTCTTGAATATTGGGGTACGCTGGATGCTGCGCTTGCTAAAGAAGCTGGTCTTGAAATGTTTGAAGGTATGGAGGAACTTTCCTCGTTCCAAGTAAATGCTTGGATTTCAGGCAACAAGGTACTTCGTTTTGTAATCAACCCATTTACTCCTGAACGTATTCCATATCAGGTTTTTCCATATGAAGTCAATCCCTATCAAATGTTTGGTGTTGGCATTGCAGAAAATATGGAAGATGCCCAGCTTCTAATGAACGGCCACATTCGTATGGCTATTGACAACCTTGCCCTTGCTGGCAATGTGGTGTTTGACATTGATGAGGCTATGCTTGTTCCCGGTCAGAACTACGATATTTATCCCGGCAAAGTGTTCCGCCGTCAGTCTGGTGTTACAGGCACTGCAATCAATGCAATCAACTTTCCTAACACCGCACCTGCCAATGCCCAGATGTATGACAAAGCCCGCCAGCTTGCTGATGAAGAAACAGGCATTCCTAGCATCATGCATGGGCAAACAGGCGTATCAGGCACAGGCCGTACTGCTTCCGGCCTTTCGATGTTGATGAGTTCTTCGACACTCTCTATCAAGTCTGTTATTAAGAATATTGACGATTACCTTCTGAAGCCAATGGGTGAAGCATACTTCCAATGGAACATGCAGTTCAATGAAGAACAGCCCGAAATTGAAGGCGATCTTGAAATTAAACCGCGCGGAACTTCCGCTGTTATGCAGAAAGAAGTTCGCACACAGCGTCTTGTTACTCTACTCCAGACGGTTGCCAACCCAATGCTTGCGCCGTTTGTTAAGATTCCAAATCTTATTCGTGAACTTGCAATCTCACAGGACATTGATCCGAATGAGTTGGTTAATGACGTAAATGAAGCAGCTATTTTTGCAGATGTATTAAGAGGTTTGAATGAGCAACAACAGCCTAGAGAAGACGGCATTCCACCGGCTGGGGCCGCTGGTCAACAACCCGACAGCATGGATGGCGCTGGAGGAGTACCTGTTGGAGCAAACCCAGAAGATGTCTCGGGCGTTGGTGGCGGAAACATCGGAATTGGAAATGCGCCGGTTGCAGGGGAAGCTGGCTTTACTGGAAACCTTGATGAAGCTGCGGAATAACTACGAGGAAATGCAGAGGAATAAATAATGTCGTTTTTGGATGATGAAACAACAGCAGGGCAAATTTCTTTAGGAACAAGACAGTTGGGGCTTGATCCTCTTCTGCCTCGTCGTCGTCGTCGTCAGGCAGCACAGCAACAGCAAGCCCCCGGATACGATATTCTTCCCTCTACTATGCAACCTATTCCCGGTGTTGTTTCAACACCAACAGATATTGCACAGGTTGGCGTAGGCCAGCAACTAGAACAACAAGGAACTACTGCCGCGCAGGTTCCAAATGTTTTTGAAAGGTACGCCGAAACAGGCGCTGCTCCTATTGGTGATTTTAGAGAGCATTTATATCGTATTACACCGATAGAAGCAGATGAAGAAGAAAACGATGTAATTGAAGCTGCCAATGAAGAGTTTGCTGAGAATTTTGGGATTGATCCGTATGATCCTCAAACACCAATGGGACAATTTTATTCGGACCAAGAGACTGCGGCGGAAACTGCTGCGGCGCAAGAGTATTCTATACTGGGCGGCAGGTCGCTGCCTTTCTCACAAGCTGCCAAAGCAGCTGTTGCTGCTGCAAAAGGGAAGCGGGCCTATGTAGATAGTGTCTTTAATTATAGTCTTACTGGTGATGTTAATACACCCCCTACGGCTGCACAAATCAATGAGTCTGAGTTTGGTCCTCAAGGCGGCGGGTATGGCAGTGCTGGCGCTCCGGGGTATACTCCTGCTGCCACTTCTACTCCTCCCAGTTCTCAATCTTTTCTAGGTATTGACCCCGGTATTGATCCCAGTATTTCTGACGGCGGTGGTGACGGCGGTGGTGACGGCGGCGGCGGTTCAGACATGGGCCTCGGCTACAGCGGTTCAACAGCAGATTTTGGCTTAGACTAAACATAAAGGAATAATAATGTTACCTGATATGTCTTACAACCCTCTCCGCGAGTCAGGTTCCGGCGAGGATGACAACAAAGTGCGCCAAGCACTCAAGATGATCCTTGAGGGTCGTGGTACTGGCGCTCCTGAGTTTGGATCGGTTGCGGGCAGTGCAGAGCATAAGGCTCTTATGATGCTGGGCGGCAACACCGGACGTTTTGCGGGTAACTACGCTGTTAAGAATTATGACAAGCTTGATCCGATAGTTAAGGAAATTGTTGGGTCTATTGATCCAAAAATGGGAGTTTATGGTTCTCGTGATGCTTTTGCAGGAGACTTTAAAGCGGGTTCTGAGGAAGAAAAAGAAAGAATGAAGGCAGTAAAAGAAGACCCAGAACAACGACCTTATTCTGAAACTCCTAGATTAGTTAAATCAGCAGTTGAACGTAGGGCTAAAGCAGAACAACCTTCCGCATCTTTTATGGAAGAACAGCCCATTAATTTTCAAGAGGGCGGTCCTGTACCTGTCGATGGCGAAGGCAACATGCCACCAGAAGCAGTTGCCGGTGATGTTATCAATGGCGCTCCTGTTGGCATGGTAGATGTTCCCGGTGGCGGTGGTCCTACCGACGATGGTGTTCCTACAAAGCTGCCAGAGGGTTCTTTTGTTCTTAATGCCGCTTCAATTGAATACCACGGCACAAAAACAATCAATGATCTTATTAACAACGCTGTTCGTGATCTTCTGAAAGAAGGTGTTCAGATCAGCATGGAAGACCCTAATCCAGAAGACGATGTTCCTGTTGCTATTTCCAATGGTGAGTATGTTATTCCTCCAGAAGTAGCTGAAAAAATTGGCATCAAGAAACTTGAAGATATGAACGAACGTGGGCTGGAATATCGCAAGAAACAGGAGGAAGCCCAAAAGAAGGAAGCAGAGGCGCAGCAACAGCAGCCACAGCCGCAGCCACAGGAAACCTTTATGGGGCTACAGATGCCTCCAGAAACACCACAGCAAGCGGCAGCACCTGCTTCTGCACCTGTGCAGTCGGAACAGCAAGCGATGGCTATGATGGGCATGGCAGATGGTGGCCCTATTTCTAAAGCTAAAGATGCTTTTGTTAACTGGTTTACAGACACATTTCTTGGCGGACCAATGATACCTACTAACGAAAGTGTTGATGCTCTTCTTGGCAAACCAGAACCCCAAGAGCCTCAAAAACCACCAATGCTTCCGCCCAGTGTTACTGAACAAAAACAAGAAGGAGGGTTCATTGGTCAACCAATGTCACCACAGCAACAGCCTAATATGGCTATTAGCAATCCTTATGGTTTTTCTCTTGACAACCCCTTTTCACAGCAGCCCTCTTTTATCGGGGATGCAGCAGGAAATATCGTCGGCTCAAAAAAAAAGTCTAGGGTTGGGTTAGC